CAGATAATTTTCTTGGAGGCGGATTCGTACCAATCCCCAACCTATTATTGGTATCGTCCCAAAATAGATTAGCGTTGTCCTGCGCTATGGTTGTGCCGTTGCTGAATAAAACGCTTCCGCTTGTAAGCGAAGGAAGGTTAAATTTAGCGTTCCACGTTGCCGCAGATGCTATGTAAGCGTCAGCCAAGTCAGTAGTCAAATGTAGTTCTGACAATTGAGTCACTCCACCTGTCACGCTCATTGCGTTACCGCTGCCGCTTGTCTTGTTCACCGTCAACGCTTCACCTGCTCCACCCTTAGTGATTGAAGCCGCAACACCGCTACCACTTGAATGGTTGATGACTAAATCTTTTGCGCTTAACGTGTGTGTTCCTAAATCAACGTTTTGCGTCGCGCCTGTGTATGGAACGTAACCCGTTAATGAAGGTAAATCTTGCGCTGTAATGAATGGGTTGACACCGTCCTCTCCGTCGTTCGTTAGGTCGCTCGTTGCTGTTGGTATGGTCGGTTTGTTTAATATCTCAGCCACTCCGCTTGTCGCGTTCCAATCTGAATTTACTTGCGCTGCTGGTATAGTCGGCTTGTTGTCAAGGTCGTCATAATCATTTGAGAAACCAACCGCGCTGATGTCTGCGGTGTTTGCCTTCAACAAAATTTCTTCTTGTAGGTCGTCGATTGCCGCTTCGATGTCGATTATAGTTTGACAAGAAGGAAGCGTTACGCACGTTAAACCTACTTCATCCGTCAAAAGATACCAACCACGCACACCTTCGTCATTCGTTCCGTAGTAGTAGTTAGGCGAAGGTTCTGCTTCGTCGTTAACCAAAGAAACATTTCCGTTTTCGTCGCGTGTTATGCTATCGATGAACGTTAAAATTGATCCTGTGCCACCGCTTCCACTTTCAAAGAAATCGTTCCACTCCGCAGGAATAGAACACGCGTCCCAATAGTAAGGAACGAGCAAATCTAAACTAACCGTCCAACCTGTAAGCGTGTGTTGAAACTCTTCAAGGAATGGTTCAAGACTTACGTTGTTAACCGTGATTAAGTCACCGAACAAAACGCGGTGATTTGTAATCTCTGCAACCAAGTCTTCAGCAATCCGTTGAAGGTCTGATAACGCTTCACGTTGGTATTCGCTCTTGTCTTCTTTGTCGCGTGGTAAGTCAGCAAGGACAATCTGAAAAGAGAAAGTCTTCATTCCCTGCGAATAAGTCACGTTTGAAGGGATAACGTGCATAAATGGATATTCACCAAACTTTTCAAGGTCGGAAACCTCGATTTGTCCGTGTGAAAATCTTTTCAGTATAAAGTGTCCAGAAGCAAATGCTTTGAACCTATCGATGAGAGCGTTGTAGCTTTGTACGTTCGACATAATTGTAGTCTATTAGGTAAGTCATATATGTAAATATCTCCCACGCGCTTTTTTCCGTAATTGCATCAAGTTTTGTTATATCGCGTCCGCACGCTTCCATAAATAAGTGATACCAACCGTACCTTCCTAAGACTTGGTTTAGGTTGTCTCTGTCTTCAATTGCTCCGTCAACTCCTCCGTCAACTTCTTGACTTCCGTCTCCAAATAATCGAGCGAAGTGTTGCTTAGTTCGTTGAGCAAAGTCGAAAAAAAAAGCATCGCACCATTGAATTGTTCGAGTGTCATTTGCTCGACGTAGCCTTCAACAAGTTCTCTATTTTGTTTGCTGTGTGGTACGATTGTGTACTTTGTTCCTACGCGTTTGTCGATAGGGCGGTATAGCGTTCCCATTATCTTGACCATATTCGTCGCCACGTCAGAAGCCCACGTTGAGATGTCCGCGTACTCACCCATACTGATTGAGTAAAGGTCGGGAATAAAACCGAAGTCCTTGTCTTTGATCGTAATCGTCTCAAAGAATTTTGCGCTCTCATTCAACAACGTTCCTTCGAATGCTTGGATTAACGTCGGCAAGTGTTGGAAAGGTATCTGCTCCGCCTGTTCTTTGGTCAAGTTGCTGATTGAAACAAGACGCTCAATGTCGTTCTTTGCGTTGTGATAGTCAACATATTGCTTGACACTTATGCTTGAATAGTCAGCGGGTATACTTACTTTTATGCTCATATTATTTGTTTTAAGAACCACAATACAAACAACCTTCGTCGTCGTCGTCGATAGTGTTTGCCTCGTTGTAGATTCTGATTGCTTCCATTTCTATTTGCTCCTTCGTCCACGTTGGGTTGAAGGCAGATATTTGTGATTTGAGAAAGTTTAATTTGTTGTCGCTCATTCCTTATTGTATTGTTATTTCTTCGTTGTTTGTCGCAAAAATCTACTATACTTACGACAAAATCACATTAAAGTGTTGTTTATTTTCCACTAAAAGAATCTTTCTGTCGATTATTTTCCATCATCTCCTTTGCTTTCTTTAAGATAGCGTTCCACTCGAACTTGTCCTTCGGTGTGTTCCACAACTCTTCAAACATCCAGTCTAACGCTTCGTTCATACAATCAATTGTTCAACTTCGATGTTATGTTCTCGCATTAGTCCGCGTATGTATTCAAACACTTCCTCAATTCCTTCTTGATACGCATCATCTTGCCTGTCGTTGTACTTGGTGAACTTGCGATAGCCGTTCATCTGTAACTCCCAAAGCATCATCGCCATATCGAGCGCTTTAATCATTCGTGTGTATTCGAAACGATCGTCGAAGTCGGTAAGGTCAAATGTCAAAGTTGCGGTGCTCATTCGGTAATTTGTCGAATTGGTTGTTATAATTTGTCGTTGATGATTATTTGTACTGGTGCTTCGCTATCTCCAGCGTGAACCGTTCTCGCTTGTTTAGGTTTGAAGTATTCGAGCATTGTCAGATAGTAGTGCAAATAGTCTTCGTCGTCCATAGCGTGAAGGACAGTCATTGCCCTCTCCGCTCCTTGCGTCACAACGTACTCACCTAATTGATGCCACATTTCAGTCTTCTTATTTACTGAACCTTCTGGACGTCCTTTTGGATTACCGCTTTTGCCTTTCTCAAATTTCATTTTTTTTCCTGTTTTTGACCTGCTAACAACAGCTAAAATGTAAATATAATAATTAGCCCAATTTACTTTTGTAGTGGTTAATAAGTTGCTCCATTTTCGAATCGTAGTATTTCGAGAATGTTTTGAACCCGTCGTTGTCTTGTTCAAATAGTCTGAATAGAACACCACGCAAACGTTGTGATGGCTTCTTTAACGTATCTTCTAACTCGCTCTTTAGACTTTCTACTGCGTCCAGTTCTTCGCGTTTGAAGTCTTCGTCCTTGAAGGCAAGATAACCGAATTGATTAGCAATTGTAAATAGTTCTGACGCTTGAGCAGGTGAAAGTTCATTCGTTCCAAATGTTAGTTTTAAAGTCTTGTCCTTTCTTGTTGTTACTGCTTCGAGTTGAGCGGGAATGATAATCATTGATTGTAATGTTTTGGGTATGGCTTTTCTTTAAGCAAACAATTTTTAATGCTTTTTTGATCTAAAAAATAAATGTATCTAAATTGTCTTAACTCAAATTTCTTTGCTTTTTCTTTCCAATTTTTCGCCTCCAGTTCCGCTTTTTTACCTCTGTTGTTATTTGTAACAATTGAATTGTGAAAGATTTCATTTTCAAATTCCCACATAATGTTTGTGTGTTCGCCATAAAATTTGAAATTTGCCGCTTGATAAACAATACCTAAACCACCACAACGCTCGTCGGCAAAAGACTGAATCCATTTAACCGTCTTAAACTTACTACGAATATATTTAATAGAATAACTTATTGCTTTGCTTTCTGTATTCCTTTCCGCTTTATCATCAAACCACATTCGGTTTAATTCTTTATATTCATTTAGTTTTGTTTCAGCAACAACAGAACCCATACTTTGAGGATTCATTGCATAACCATATTGCAAAACACCAAGTAATTCACCATTGATGTAACAACCTAAATGAATGTGAGTTGTAGCGTCGTTACAAACTTTCTTGCTATAATGATTTTTGATTATTAGTTCTTTACTTATTTGTTTAGGTATTTCCTTAACATAAAAGTCAGATGAACCAAAACCAATTATTTCTTTTGAACCAAAAATTGTTTGTTGGTCACTATAAATTAAATCTTTCTTATTCATAATTATTCAGTAAGGGAACATCAAACACATCAAATTCTGGATAGTTTTTTCTTAAAAATTTATAAAGTGAAGACTTTTTTATAAAACGTGTAATTTTTTCTTTATCACTTCTTGATGTAGCGTAAGAGTATTCTTTAACAATAGCAATATAATTTCCTTTAAATTGACAATCATCTGGAATCAATAGGACATTGTCAGTTAATACTCTTTCAGATAAAACGAATGTATACATAAATTATTTATTAGTATGTCTTAAATGTGCAAAGAAAAGAAAAGAACAAAGAAAACGTGTAAGCACTATAAAGAAAGAACAAAAGAAAAAGTCCCCCAAAAAGATTACTCTCGCTCTTAAAAGAGCAGTTGCACGATCCAAGCATTGATGTATTGCAAGTGTAGTCATTGGTTACTTCGCTGTGACTTACGAAGGTGGTTTGTGTTCTTATCCAGTTTGTTTCATTTAGTTCAAAAAAATAACCCCCAATTGTTTCTTGTCGTCAAACGGAAACAAAAGAGGGTTAATACTTTTACCATTTGACACAACAAAAATAATTAAAACTTGCTTCGTTGCGTCAATTAGTTATTCACCTATTTCAACATCCTTCATTGATTCAAGAAACGTATTGATATCTTTCTTTACGCAAGGCGGACACGTTGAACGCTCGTTGAACGCTCCTGTGGCTTTATCTTTGAACGAATAGAACTTCAGCATATCTTTCTGTTCCAAACGTCCTTGAGCCTTCATATCGAGAAGAAAACGTTTGAACTCGATTTGTTCTTCCATTGAAAGAACACCGTCCCATTTAGATGCAGGACAAGATGCGAAGGCAAGTTTTGCTTTGATAGGCATAACACAACCGCAAAGTTTAATCGACTTTCGACGGAATAGGACTTCGGTTTCAACTTCTTCGCCAACGATCAATGGACCACAGCTTTGCGTCGATGCTTCGAAGAATTTACAGGTGCGACAAATTTCAAGTCGTCTTTTGTACTCATTACTTTTTGCGAATAACATTTGCTCTTATTTTTTGTTTGATATTATCTATTGTTCGATATAAGAATGGCATCGGGATACCTGTTTGTTTCGACAGCTCTCGATATGTGAAACCTTCAAAAATATATTCTTGAAATATAAGACGTTCAAACTCGCTTAAACGACTAATTAGAATATCCAATTGTTCGTTGGTCATTCGTGCGCCTAACCAAGTCTTGTCAACTTCGTGCGCATATTCCTTAAAGTCACGTCTATTTCTGTTCCACGCGATTGTTTGTTTGTAGAATGGAGAGGTAGGACTGTTAACTGCCAGATACATTACACGAATGAGATAGAACTCGAAGTCGCCTGTGTCGATTAGGTTCTCGATGTGTTTACTTCCAAACATAGAGAGCAAAGAATCGTGCAGAAGATCCTCGTAGTAATCTTCGCCTCGCGAGATATTCTTCGCAAGTTCTTTGAACTTTTTATAATGCCCTTCTATGTATTTTTCAAGTGTCACTCATTCAAGTATTCGTCGATAACTTTGATTGCTTCTTCGCTACCTTTACAAATATAAGAACAATAGCCTCTGTTTCGCAATTGTTCCTGCCAACGCTTCTGCTCTGGTGACACAGTACCACCCTTCTCCTTCTTCATTTCTATTGCAAGACCGTGAAACTCACCGCGTGGTTCGTAAATGAATAGGTCGGGAAAGCCTTTGACGTAGCCTGTACGCTTCATCTTGATTGCTTGTAAGTAACTCGTTCGCATTCCACCCGCAGAAGCGCAATAAAGAGCGTCGGGATATGCTAAACGTAGGTACTTAATTACTATTTCTTGTTGGTTCGATTCAGATTCGGGCGTTGTTTTACGCTTTGAACTACTTTTTTTGTATGTTTTCTTAAAAGT